TTGGCCTGTTCAAGAGATACAAGCTGTTGTTCTGGAGATTGTGCCTGTCCCATTGCCTGATTGGCATTCATGACTTGCTGGGCTGCTTCAGCCATTGCCATTTCAACCATTGATGGATTACCGGCTGCCTGTGGGTTCTGCTGCATCATCTGCTGGGTAATACCACTCATCTGTTCCTGATACTTCATTACAGAATGTTCCTGTATATTTGACTGAAGTATTGGAGCTATTCTTTCCATAATTGGATTTGCACCATTCATGGGATCTTGCAGATAAGCCATCTTGACCTGTACATGAGCATCATGATTCTGTCCTGGAAAGGCTGCTATGGGTACACCTTTTGTTGCAGCCATGATATCGGATACAGGGTCCATTGCTTTTGGTTCTATCTTTGGTGGCAGTATCTCTTCCACATTGGGCATATTGGCAGCATTGAGTATTGTACGGTTCAATGCTTCAAGATTGAACATACCAGGTGGAGACTGCTGTGCCATCTGCAAGGCCATATTGGCCATCATCATGCGATGTGCGTTTGATGGAATATTGGGATCGGATACCGGAATAATATCTATACGTCCGTCGAAATCCTTTCTGAAAATACTCCTGTCTTCATAGGGAACATCATAGGGGTATTTCTCTGGTAGATAATCATAATCTATTCTGGCAAGAATTTTGAATTCATCTTTCTGCGATTTGTGCAGACGTTTGTGTATGGCCGTGAAGAATTTACTGGATGCTTCCAGAAGTGCCATTGTAGTGCCAACAGGTCCATAGGAGGCAGCATCAGAGATAACCTGCTCTGTGCTGTCCGCAAACTTCTGACCAGCAGTAGCTACGAAATTCAACATCTGGAATAGAGTAGAGGAAGGCTCTTTATAGGGAAGGGGAACAATAGCCTTTGACAAATCTATACCGGTTGCTTCAACCTCCTTGAACTCGCCGGGAGCAATAGGTTCGTTGTCACCAACCATCCTAACTCCCTTGGCCTTAAACCCTCCCGGTAAATTGGCAAACTGCCCAGCATCTATAAGGGAACGCATAGCTGCTGTAGCACTCATTGTGAGATTGCCAAGGAAGTGTATAAGGCCCAGGCCGTAAAAACCAAAGCCGGGAACAAATCTATAATGCACAAAATGGCTTACTTTTTCTTTGTTCACATCATCTTGCTTGTAGTTTCTACGGATACTTAGTATCTGTCTGGACTGTTGTTCGACAGTTACAATATAGGGTAATGCTTCTTCTTCGTCTTCGATTGTAAGATAACAGTGCTGTTCCAGAAGAATATACTGAGGATCATTATCAGAAGATGGAGACAACCCAAGAATGGTATCCATCTTCTCTGTGAAGGGCATCATATTCGATGAGGATGGTGTGGGAAGATCCACCTCCTGATATACACCAGCCCTGATATCTCTTGCTATCTCAACAGGACTTCTGTAAATAACATGTGTGTAACGATCTGCATTGGCAAGATCAGTTGCATAATAGGAAATATAGAACTGATCTATGGGTATGAATTCCGAGCGTGGCCTCTTGGTTGTGGCGTCATAGTACAGCTTCTTGAAGGCAGACCCAATCAGGGGAAGATGAAAAAGCATTCTTTCAAATTCATCGAAGTATTCCGGCATCTGCTCGGTAAGCTGATAGTTCATGAAGTTCTGTACACGATTGGCCTGCAACTCCTTCTCTGGAGTTGACGAACCAAATATCCTGGCCTTTACAGGACCATTCGTGGGAAAGAGTTCACCTGAAGCTTTGGACTGGAACTTGACTGCCGACTCTATAAGAAGAGGATGGACAGCCGTACATGCACCTTCAAAAGGTTCGGTTCCCGGCTCAAGTTTAAGACCAAGAAGATCAAAGCCCCTTTCAAACATGGACTCCCAGTCTCCTCTGGAATCCTTATCAGCTTCAAAGTTTTCTATGACATCACTGGCTATGTCTACCAGTTCATCGTCTTCCAGTGTTTCTGAAAGATCACCATACCATTCTGCAATGTCTTCCGAAGCTTCCATCTCTACATTCTCTTCTGAGAAGTCTACTATAACTCCTCCATCGGAAGGATCTACTTCAAAGGTAGCATTGGAAGTATCTTCCATGTCAGCCATTGGAACAACATTACTTACCTCTTCAGGTATTGTTTCAAATGGGTTGCGTTCAGTTGCCATTTACATTATTCCTCTGCTACGTATATAGTGGATCGAAAATGATAGGTAGATCTATAGGTGGTTCAGGATCTATAATAGGTGGTTTAGTGGGCGGTTCATAATTTCCAAATAAATCTGGATATGCAAAAGCCAGAATCCGTAACTGATTTTCAGTATAGTTAGGATTTGTATCACTAGGAAAATCTTTATAATATTCTTCCATTATCTTTCGATCTTCATCTTTATACCATTCATCTTTTTTAGGATCAATATTATAATATTTTTCCATTGGTGTTCTTGTATCTTCTGGTTTAGGATCTGGAGGGATAGGTATAGGTGTAGGTGGATCTATAATAGGTGGAAGAGGAGTTACTTTACCACCTGTCTCTCTTTTATATTCTGTTTGTGGCTTATATCCTACTAAACCACCAGATCTTTTTTCTAGATTAAACCAGGGATAATTCTCTGTTTGCCATCCAAATATATTTTTTCCAATCCACTTAGCTATAGACTTATCTGATGGTATTGCTTTCTCGTATTTTGATTCCAGTTCTGCTGATAATTTACGGGCTTCTTCTAATGGAAGACCTGTTTCATCCTGAACGGCTCTAGTAAATTTTTTCCAATCGTCTCGAAGCCCCTCACCAACAAGAAGATCACTGAAAGTAACTAAGAATCCCACACCAGGATTTGCTATTCCCGCAGCTAGTGAAAGACCTCCTGATAAGAAACCTTCCAAAGCATTTACATTCATAAAATCTCCAACTGCTTTTGCATTTATATTTGGAGGCATTCCCAATTTTTCTGGAGTAAGTGTGGTTCCCTTCAGAACGTCACTTAGAGTTTGGCCTTCTTTTGCAGCATCAAATCTAATCCTAATATCTGCTGCACTGAGATCTCTTTCATATTCATCCTGTGCCATAACTTCACTCTCATCAGGATTTAGACTACTCATATCATTTCCCTGGTGAAGTTTAGACCATTTATCATGAACTTGGCTAGTTACTGGCATAGGAGTACGAACCTCATGTGTTCCAAGAAGACCAGTTCCAAATGCGGGAAGTCCATAACGCTGTAACATATTTGAATAATTCAATCTTTCTGTTCTGTTCATATTTTCATATGCAGAAGGAAGAGTATTCTTCCAGGTATTAATTACATCGGTATTCAAATTTCCAGCCAAAGTTTGTTTCTGTAAGGCATAAAGAGAAGGATCATAACCTAACCCCTCTTTAGGTGTGTCAAGTGGGAGTGGAGGTTTACCTAATTCTGTGTCGGTTAACTTTGTTGGATCTTGTGTTAAAAAACCATATTTTGTTCTAACCGGCCCATATCTTGACATTACTGTTCCTGGTGGTAAATTTTTGTCCTCTTCATCGTCGTCTTCTCCTTTAAGAAGATTTAATTTGCTCACTAAGTTTACAGGATCATCACCTTCCTTTGGCGGATCTATTTTTCCTAGTCCAGTAAGAGATCCATACAGATCAGCATCTGAATAATCATCAAATTCTCCTTGATAGTCAGGGAAATCATAAGCAGGAACACCATTAACCATTCTACCGCTGCCACCTAATCCTTTAAGAAGATCACCCTCACCAGGAGTAATATAGGACAACTTATGGGGTTGCCCCTTGATACTGATATTATTTTTCAGGGAAGAAAGACCACCACCACCAGCCATGTGTATGGTAACCTTCATATCCGGCTTTGGCATAGCTTTCTTCTGAGCCATGCAAGCAGCAATATCAAATAACTCTGACATTTATCAATGTTCCCCTTTTTTAGTCGTACTACTATTATAGCACACTTTTACTGATTCCCCAAATCTTTCCTAGACATTCCAGTATGTAGCTTTCTTTTTTCTTTCCCCATCTTCGTATTCAGGATCATCTGGATGTGTAAGATGCCATGAATCTTTAAGGTAGTGTACTGCCATTGTGAGGGCATCTACCTGATCATCATGGGCCGCATTTGGAAACCTTATG